GTGATAGATGGATACATTTTGCCATCTGGTGTGAGATAAAACCGTTTTCGGTTAACAGTTTTGGTTTGTAGTTCTTGTATTTCTACAGGTTTGTGTGTAAACATAATATTTCCTCAAGTTAATATTCATAATTATATCAAAGTAAAACAGATTTGTCAAGGTTAATTTGGTAAATAAACTCCTGCCATCTTGAACGCTTCTGTTTCGGTTTCTGTATTTCTTCTAGTCCATCCCTTACCAAAGGTATCGAATGTACTTAGACTTTCATAGAAGTCTTGTCTGATTTCAGTGTAGTTTGCAATCGCACCCTCAACACCTTCTTTGTCAATATACTCATCTAGTTTTTTAAGAGTGTTTGGCCCGATACCACCATCTGCAACTGTACCAATCATTGACTGAAGTTTCTTTGCAGCTCTTCCTGTACCAGAATTAACAGCCCAGTCAAACACGCAAAGGTTTAAACCTTCTGGAATTTGGTCTGCTTTTACTCTATCCCAATAGTTGTTTTTGTAGATAGGTGCGACATCTTCAAATTCTAAATCCTTCATGTCTTTCTGGGTAAGGTCATTCTCCATACACCACTTTTCGTAGACCCTCTTGGTGACGCCCATGTTAGTTTCACCGCCTGGGTCTTTAGGATGATTCACATATCCGCCTTCGTGGTGGAGTATGAGTTTCAAACATTCATCAAAATTACTCATTTACCTTGTCCTCTGTATTTTTTGTAACTACGTCTTTTGTGTTTATTCATTGTAGACGTAATTGGTTTCTTTCCCATTGAAGTACCTTTTGAAGTACCTTCATGAGCGATTGGACTACTGTACATCTTTGCCATTATATTTCAACTCCCTGTTTGATTTTATTAATTAGATAACTACGAACCAAACCAGAACGTACAATGTCTCCGATAGTAAATTCAACCGTAGAGAATTCTTCCATCGCTTCAAGGATTGCCATGAATGAACCTAGTCCTTCTTTCTCACCATTCTTCTGTAAATCGGTCTGGAAATAATCACCAGAGAATATAATCTTACTATCCTGTCCTACTCTGGTCATGATAGTATCCAATTCGTGGAAGTTTAGATTCTGACATTCATCGACTATGATGATAGCATTATCTAATGTGATACCACGCAAGAATGAGGTGGTGAGGAACATAACACTACCCTGTACTTTTAGTCTGTCATACAACATACTAAACGCACTATCGGACGCTTGTTCAAACATAAACTGTACCATGTTCTGATATGGTACTTGGAACAATGCAGTCTTATCTTCTTCATCGCCTGGCAAGAATCCAATTTCCCTAGTGGGAACTGCACTTCTTACAATGTATACACATTCATATGGGGTTGATGGGTCTAAAACTTGTTGTAGTGCAAGATACAGTGAGATAAATGTTTTACCTGTACCAGCAGCACCGTGTAGAAATAAATTCTTTCCACTTCCGTACTCGTTAAATACGAGTTTTTGATTATCTGTAATTGGTTTGACTTTCACCAAACTATCAATTGTCACATCTTTTTTCTTTGCCATGTTTTTACTCACTATAATTAAAGTCGGAGCGATAGGTTCACTATCGCTCCTGTGCAATGGTGGATTGACCACTCAGCTTCCAATCTCTTTGCGAGGGTGCTGTGGTATCTCACCGGCACAGTACTATTTATATCACTTTGTGTTTCTTCAACACATCTCTTGTCTTAATTTCCTTGGTAGTCTTCTTACCATACCTATCTGCTAAATTAGATGATGGGTGTGCTTCTGCAATACGTTGTAGATTTTCTGTCCAACCAGCATCGTTCTTGATGCGGTCACCTGTACCACCAGACATTGAAAATATTGATGGGGTTTGTTGAATGTGTGGATTATCTTTTAGATATTCCTCACGACCAGACATAGTAAAGAACTCTTCAAATTCTTCACCAGTTTCTTTGTTTTTAAAATTATAATACGGCATTATTTTCTCAATCTATCTAACTCTTCAGTTAACTCTTTTACTCTCATTTGCAAATTATGAACTTGATATTGCATTTCTGAAATATCTCTTTTGAGTAATTCTTCTCTAGTTACAGTAGAAGTAGTATTAGTCCATCCTCTAAGATTATTGTGTATTGTTACATCATCAACAGGGTCTTCCATATCTGCCTCCTGCCTCATTTTCCATAACATCCAATCATAATAACGCTCTGGTTCTTTATCAACTAAACTACTCATGCTGCCTGTTCATACCAGTAAGGCATTCCTCTTTTCGTCCACTTCGCTAAATGTTGCTTATACTTTATATAGTAGTCGTGATATGCACGAATTGAGCTGTTTGGATTCTTTACGTCATCAAACATTGCTTGATACGGTTCACAGAAACCCAAATCATACATATTATTTGGTGGTTCTTTCAGTGCATCATTTAGTTTACGATAACTCTCATGAGGTACATCTTTGTTGTAACGATACATGAACTCTGTATTCAGTTCAGTCCACATCTCATACAACCACATATAATTTTGTTTTGAGTGTCGTACCCAAATACCACTAGGATGTTTGACATGAGATGCCTTGTACAAAACGTGTTCAAGATTACTATTCATTCTCCACCGTTGTATCTTACGTCCTGCTGCAGTCTTACCATAATAAAACTCACCGTCAAGATAACGGTGTGCAGTAGACATCAACTGTGCGTATTCAATAATCATTTTACTGCAATGACTGTCGTTGTGCATTTGAGCACAAACCTTTGGGTCATTGTTAAGATAGAATATATTCATCCAATAGTCTCCAACCAATATTTTTTATACAGTGTCGAACCTAGTTCAACTGTTTGCATACAACCAGATAACATTATACTAAGGAATATTAGAAATGTCAAGGACTTCATTCTTGAATTTCCCAACGATAGAAAATGTGGTCTTCAATCTCTATTGTCTTGGTCTTAGTCTTTGCCCATGCTGGTTCTACATAGTCTGCATGATAGTGTGTTGCACCTTCTGTAATGTCTGCAATGGTGTAACTACCATCCACTACACCTGTAGTCAACTCAAAGATTCGATTAAAGGTTTCCATGTCGTGTACTCTATCTGATTTACCATCACAGTACCAACTGAACTGACAACGATTCTTTACAGGTATCATAACTGTTTGGTCTTTCCAACTAGGACGATGTGGGCCTTCATAAACCACTCCACAGATTGTGTTAGGAAATCGTTTGTCATTCATACGATTTACCGTGACAGATATAACTGCCATCTGACCAGCGAGTGGTTGGTTTCGTGCTTCAAAATATACATTCTGTGCAAGACAAAATGATTCATCAATCATGAATTGTTTTTGTGTCGGTACTGTATCTGCATTTGCAGTTGGTGTCATCGACAGGAATGTTCCCAGAACAAGTTCTTTAAGCATTAAACGCCTCCATGTATTCTGGGTTGTCTGTTTCAAAAATAACAAAAGGAAAATACTTGTCCATTGTCTTTACTAGATTCATATAGTCACCAGACTGCATTTCATTTGTTATCGTAACATCATCCAACCCACATTGTTTTGCGAGTTGTTGTGCAGTACCTAAAAGGTAAAACGCATTACCATTTGGGCCATCAAGGTCTATTGTCAATGCCTTGTTTTCTTTTTGTTTCATCATTATATTTTCTCCCCTTCTAAAGTTTCAAATCCCATAGATGCAACCACATACTTTTCAGTACCAACCAGAACTTGGTCACCAACTGAAGTAGACCTCAGACCCATACCACTAGAGATATCACCCATAACAGTAACATCATCGTTACCATCCTCAGGCATCTTCAGTGACCAACTGTCAAAGATATTTTGTGTCCAACGATATGCATATTCAAGTTTCTGACCCAATGTCATATCCTCTGGTACATTTACGAATGCGACTGTGGACGGTGTGTCCTCAAACGCTGTGTGAATAACTGCAACTTGTTCCATTATATAATCTCCTCATTCCATACTAGGTTTGCAAATTTGTCTTGTAGACGATACGCTTCCTTCTCCCAAGGTAAGTCGTAATACTTTGTGTTAGGATTGACCTTACGACCTCTCCAAACTGACTGACCATTCTCAACGAGATTGTCATTCATTTCTTTTCTGGCATACTGTTTGACATGAATCATCTCATGACAAATTGTAGTAACCAATTCTTTGATAGTCATATCTTTAGAAATTTCAAGAGTGAACTCACGGTTTGTATCATTCATTTGACACCAACCAACGACATCACCTGTAAGTTTCTGTAGATTGATTTCAATATCCAGAGTTCTCATTCTAGGCATTAGTCTATCAATCATAAAGTTAGCAACATCTTCACAGATTTTTCTCTGGATTTTGTTGCCCCCATTTGCGGTAACGTAATTCATATAAACCTTCTTTCTCATCATTACTAGTATAGTATACTCTGTTATGATAACATTGTCAAGGAGTAAATTTTTCCCTTATATTTCAAGGGTTTAGAACAATAAAAAAGGGGGGATTTTCATCCCCCCTAAGACTTTAGCGAATCACCTGTCGAATCAGAACACTTCAAGTGAGAGAGAGAGAGGAGTAGTGTTCCGTTCTCATCATTACAACTTCATTACCAAGTCTTTAATCATAGTACCCTAAAAGTACCGTATTGTCAAGAAGTTTTACTTATTTGGATTATAAAATTCATCATTCCAATAGAATGCTTCTTTTACAACAGCCGCTGAAAGTCCTTTATAGACTTGATGTAGTTTTTTATCTTTAGCGGCAACCACCACCTCGGCCTCTCCATGAGACAGACCTTCCAGTATTTGAACGAACATCTGTTCCTTCTTCCACTGTGGTGTTTTCGTGTCTGCACCTTTAATGAACCGCCACAACTTCTTTGACTCTTGGAAGAGTATAGTGTGTTCAGTTCCTTCTGGTGCTTCGTTCTTATTGTAAGGAACGTCACCTTCTGGTACAATCCATTCGATGTTAGGGTCAAATGAACCCTTAATAACCATTCTTAATGCATCACTATTATTCTCTCTAAGGATTTCAACCTTTTTTTCTTTAGTCTTTGCATTATGAACTTTCTTCAGCACCTCATGAATAAGAGGTGTATATGTATTCACTGCCATTTTAAAAGTCTCCAATATTTTCCATATGGTTTTTTAGTCTATGTTTAAT